CATGTGGCCATAGAGTTCGCTGTCCGTATCGAAGGTCAGCGAGTCTTCGGTGAACTCGGTGAAGAAACCGTGCTCAGCCAGGGTGCCGGAGCGTTCGATACGGGTGAAGCCCACCCGGTTGACGCGCCCGCCGGTTTCCGTCAGCGTCGGCATACGCGAAGAGATCGTGCCGACATCCTTCGAAGAACCGTAGATGTTACCACCACCCAACAGGGCGACGGCGCCGATATCCAGGTCGATCACGGCCTGCATCTCGGTCGAGGTCAGGTACTTGGCTTCCAGACCACCCGTCAGGGTCAGGGCCGTCCAGCCAGCGCCGGAGACACCCGAGTCATCGGAACCATCGGTACAGACGACCGTGGAGCCAACGTTGTCATCGATGGCGGTCTTCGCACCGGCCGAGGCCGCGTTGAGGATCTCCATGACCAAGCGAGGGAACTGCACCCAGTATTCGGTCTGGGCGATGGTGACGCCAGCGGCATCCAGCCCCTGGTCGTTCAAGTTGCGCTCGTCGAGCAGCGGAATGTAGTAGAAGACCTTCAGCTCTTTGCCGTAGTGCTTCGGCATCGAACGAACGTCCGCGAGGGGGCTGAAAAACATCTGCTCGGCGGCGTCGATGAGCGACTTCCGGTCCCAGTAGTGGGTATTGAACTGGACGCCGATGCTCGACGGGGAGCCGGGCGGTGCATTGTAGATCTGGGTCATTGGCTTTCACCTTTTCACTCTCTTGGACCGCCTGGACCCTGATTACGCGGGTTGCCCCAGCTTCAGGAAATCTTCATCCGACATGGACAGGTAGTCCGGTTCTTGGGTATCCGCGTCGTTTGACGCGAAATTGCGGGACTTGGAGGCTGAAGAGAGATTTGGATTGGGCGGCTCAGTCTTCGGCTTGGGAGCGGCCTTCCTAGAACCAGATCCGAGTGGGGCGAGGCCCGTCTTCTTCTGGGGAACCTTCTTCTTGTCGAAAACACCAGCCTTTTGCATCGCATTGCCTACGTCTTCGTAAGCCTGTAAGAAGGGAACGTCGGCCAAATAGCCCAATGTCCGCTGGTGCAGTAGTTCTTTCTGAATCTGGTCATACACCCCAGAATCTTTTTGTTCAAGCAGTTTATTAAAAATACTCGGGTTCTCCCGCAAAGCTTCTTTCGACTCGTTGTCCCAATCCCTATTGACATCGCCCAACAGATCCTTGCCACCTGTGGCCAGAAGTGTATTGTCGATGGCATCTTGGAAGGCCACGTCTTTGGGATCACTACGATAGTTGGGCGTGGCGTGATCGTCGCCTTTGGAGGGGTCCAGATCCAGGGGATCTATATTGTGCTGCTTCAGATACTTCTGAATAGCCTCCTTCGATCCCTTGGACAAATCGATCAGTTCATTGAGTTTATTGGGATCGTTCAAACCATGAGCGGTCAGCATGGCGTCCATTTCACGCAGGGGCTTCATCTCCTTCATGCGGCGGGAGTAATTAACTCCCATCTGCATCAGGCGAACGGCCTCCTCGGGGGTCCGGACTTGCACATCCTTGCCATCGGCCCTGAACGGGGCAGAGACTTTTTTGAAGAAGTCGTCGGACGTAGCCTGGGCTGCTACCGCAGCCTCAGCCTCCTTGGCCTCCTCCGCTTCCTTGGCAGCAGCCTTCTCCTCGTCGGTTGGTTCCGCCTCGCCTTCACCCTTCTTGATGGTCAGGGTTTCCTTGTCGGCATTGGCGCCCTTGGTTTCCGCAGCCGCAGCAGCCTCATCGGCGGCCACTTTTTCAGCAGCCGCCGCTTTCTCTTCGTCGGTTAGAGCAGCTTCTTCTCCAGCTTCTCCACCTTCTCCTTCGCCTTGCTCGTCGCCAGCTCCAGCGCCCGGTTCAGCATCTCCCGGAGGAGTGCCTTCACCTTCTGCATCGGAATTATCGCCAGCAGCAGCTCCAGTAGCAGTACCTTCATCTGGGGTCTCCTCTCCAGTCTGGGTTTCCTCGACAACCGCAGGGGGTTCGTCGAGCTTCAGGAAGTCCTCATCCGAGAGGTCATCCATATCGATATCGATCTTCTTATCATCTTCGGCCATGGGGGCAATCCTTTTTCTGGGTCTGCACATAATCCCTATCTCTGAAGGGTATCCGGAGTTGTGCTTCTTCCTCAGCAGTCACGGTGTCTAGCCGCAATACGGGAAGAAGCACATCCAAACTCAGGAACTCGCTATCAGAGAGAGTGGAAAAGTCAGGCATTGGCGACAGCCTCGGCACGAGCGGCTTCGAGGGCCACCAGCTCGCCTGCGGCAATATTGCCTTTCTCGATGAAGTCCTGGAGATACTTCCGGAGATTCGCGATCCCTCGGAGATCCTCAACACAACCATCGAAACTGTTCGGGGTCAGCCGGCCTGAAGCCATCATGGCGCCCAAACGATGGGGCTCATTCGTCAGGTAGCCTTCCATGATGACCTTGATGAAAGCGGGGTCCAGGGCCAGCTTTGCAGCAGCCTTGGCCTGCTCGATCAGATACAGGCAGGACGCCTTGTACTCATCGAACTCTTCCATCGTCATCTCGCGCGGTGCGTCGTCTTCGTCTTGGTCGCTAGGGTCATAGATTTCCATTGCCACTATTCTCCTTGTGGTTGGTTGCTACAGTGTGTTCGTCAGCGTGTTTGCCCCAAATTGGGGTCGAGCGCAAGGTCTTCCTGGGGGAGAACGTTCTCTTCCTGCGGAACAGGGCCAGGGAACTGCTCTCCTTGGGGATCAACTTGCGGGGTGGATACGGGGGTGCGATTGGCCGACCGGACCCGATCGGCGTCGTCCGTTATCTTGTTGAAACCAACGCCGGCCTCGATGTTGGCGGCCGGGGTCTCACCCTTCAGCAGGGCCTTGGTCACTTCCAGATCCCGGTTGCCAGACGCCTGAGCACCCATGGTCTCGACAGTCCGCTCATGGTTGGTTCCATCAGCGTCCATCATCGTATCCAGGGCGATGTTCTCGGACTCGGCACGGAGCTTGATGGTCTTGGCTTCCTCCAGCGCGATCTTGCCTTCCAGCTCTGCCACCTGAAGCTCTTGCAGTTTCAAGGCCACCGGATCAGGTTTGGGCTCATACGAACGAATGCGCTGAGCCAGGTCAGGCATACGCTTCAGGTCAGCGATCTCCCCGAGGATAACCTGGGACAGACCGGGGTCCATCTCTGGCCCCATGGTCTGCAACATGAAACCAAGGTCATTCGACTTGGCCTCGTCAACCGAGGCAGTGGAGATATCCACGATCAGATCGAACTCGCCGGCCAGATCTTCACGCCTGATGGGGACAAACTCCTCATTGGTCACGCGAATCACTTCCACGTCACTCAGGAACTTGGCGTTCATCGAGGTGATCTTCCGACCAATCGCGGACGAGAAACTCTTGACCCCCGAGAGGCCCTCGGCCTCGGCGTTCTGAAGAGCGGACATCTGGAGCGCCGAGTTGGGGATCTCAGGATACACCATCTGGCGGATATTCACCTTCGGATCCTTGTTCGGGTTGTACTCGAAGTCATTGCCGTTCTGGAACCGCTTCTGGTTGACCGGATCCAGCATACCCTTGGCGTAACCAGTCTGGGCATTCGCCGATCGACCGAGCAGATCCACCATACCGCGGGTCACCGCACCCAGCACACGCTGGTTGTCCTGGAGGAGACTGGCATCGGCCTCGCCGAAGTGCGATCCATCAATGGGCATATAGGGGACCAGGATGAAAGGCGGGCGACGATCGGGGAAGGGGTTCCGGGCCATCTGGATGATGGTCTGGCCTACATACGTGGCGATGATGGGAACCATGACACCATCTTGGTTGATGTCGAACTCCGTCCAGTGCTCGTAAACCAACACGGTTGACTTCTTGTTCGAGGTGCGGGTGTCGGTCGAGGGAGTGTTCGTCTCGTGATCCTGGTTACCGAGATTTGAGGTGATCCGGGCACTCTCCCAATTCACCTTGTCCAGGTTCTTGTAGATCCGCTTCTTCCGCAGCTCGGACTGAGTGGACTCATACGTGTGGATCATGAACTTCGCTATGGTCCAGTCACCCTCGGCTGAGGGGTCGATGAAGAAGTTGGAGCCGTTGACGACCTTCAGGGAGGGCTGGTTGAGGGTAATCTTGGTCTCGATGACATCCTCTACACCAACCTCCTCCGCATAGACTGGCTCCCCGATCTCAAGGCCGTATTCAACCGATGCACGAAGGGAGTCAGGAATATTCTGGTCAGCCTCAAAGGCAGCGGGATTAGCCTGGAACATGTCGACAGCCTGAACGAAAACCTCCATCTGCTGGTCGTCTTCGATCGGGAAATAGTCGTACACGGGCTTCTCAACGAGAACCTTCTCGGTCTTCCGTTCCCAGCCGACGCGAACGATGACGGTGCCCTCATCCACGGTCTTCCGGGTATATTTGTCAATGAAGGCAACCTTCCTCAGCTTGGTATCGAACTGCCAGTTGAGCAGCAGCTCATTCTGCCGGGAGGCCGCCTTGTCCCCATGAGTCCGCGGCTTGACCTGGAACATCCGATCGGTATTGAGGAAAGGCTCGGACAGAGCCGGGTAGCGCCACTCGTTATGTTTGCGGATGAGCTTGGGCTGCACGTTGGAGCGGCCGGCCTTCTTCACCCTCCGACCGGTCTCAGCACCAGTGGTGTTGCGAAGGTCCAGCCAACCGCCGACATTGGTGCGCTGGTCCAGGTTATCCTGCCGAGCGTACTCCAGATCCTCCTTGAGGACCGCGATGTCGGGCTCGTAAGCCCAATCGGTCAGCCTTTCGGCTTCGACAGTATCCAACTTTTCGGGATCGAAAACGACAGTCGGCTCTGAGTTCTGGGCAGTTTCAGCCATGATCGCTCCTGCATTCTATTGGTTAAAGGCTCCCCTAAGTATTCTGATGGGCTTTCACTGTCAATATCCTTGAACGAAAAAGGCCACCGCGAGGGTGGCCCTTCTTGACAGAGCGATTAATTCGTTAGGATCGCTTCACTGGACCTGTTGGTTTCGGCTTGCCGAAGTTGCGCAGCTCCTTCAAGCCCCGCTGAAACTCCTGCTCCTTCTTTTCCAGCTCACGGCCTCTGTTTGCCGCAACCTGACGAGGACTTGAGCCACCTGTGACCGTTCTTGCCATGGGGGATCTCCCGATTAATCTGCGATGGTGTCCATTAAACCCGCACAATTGCGCATGGCGCCTTGGGCCGTGTTGCCGAGTGCCATGGGGTTAGCGACGCCGCGTGCGAGACCGATCACAGCTTCCGGACTGACGCCGGGCGTCAATACATCGGCAAGGGTGGCGCACTGTCGCATGGCCGAGGCCAGCGGGTTCGAGGCGAAAACCACTCCGGTAGGCAGACCGGGGACTTGCATCCCTGAGCAACCGCCCAACATCGTGACCGCCACGAGAGCGGATATGAGAATCTTGATCATCGGTGTTCTCCTGAGCTGTGTGACTGTTTGAGGATCTGGTCTTACCGTCAAACGCTTACGGTGTCAACACAAGCACGAGGGATGGGTCCACCTGTTCAGCGACGGTAAACGTAGCGAATATAATCACCGTACAGATGATACCAACCAAGACTACACGAAGATCATCCTGGTTCCGGCTGACAACACGACAACTCCTTGTCCTGAAATAGGTCATGACTCCTCTTCCTCCGCTCTCTTCTTTACTCCCCAAATCACCGTAAAAATACGCTCCACTATTGTAACTGAAACAAGACCAAGCAAAAATGCAGAAGCAGTGAGCGTGCCCAAACTACCGGACTCGCCTTCGGGGAAGCCACCAAAGAGGGGACGGATCAAATCGGGGCCAAGTACCCCAACACCGAAAGACACTGCGCCACCTACGAAAATAACCCGGAGGGTTTCTCGCCAGGTGGTCTTGAGAACGGCGGCCCTAACGGAACCGCCGAGTGACCCAAAGAAGGTCAATACTGCCACTCGCTGGTTGAAGACCTCAGCGAATATATCAGGTTCTGTGTTGCTCATCAGACGAACCCTTGGTCGTCGAACCGGGTATCCTCTTCAACCTCGGAGATGCCGCTGGCGTTGTTCACGATGTCGTCTGAGACGGCGCGCAGATACATGGCATAGTAGCTGTCACCGCGGGCAATGTTGTCCTTGCCGCCCATGTCAGTGATGTACTGGGAGGCCACGAAGAGCTGTAGGGCCTGGATCATGTTGGGCGGGATGAGGATCTCGTCATCGTCGTTGGCCTCGATGATCTCCAGGTGCTTGGCCTGGTATTGGACACGCACCGTGGGACCGAGACCCGTGTCATCGTCCATATAGGCGGCCGTGAAGCGCAAACTGTTGTAGACCGGCGTGGTGATGTGCCCGCCCGAGTTGGGCTGGTATCGGAGCCCCTCGGCGTCGTAGACATCCAGAACCTTGACGAACTGCTCATCCACAAAGGTATCGAGCCCCGTGGTGGAGAGGTAAGCCCCTGCAACAACCATGGGGTAAACGAACTGGTCGTCCACGAATGTGAGGTCGACAAGTCGCTTGACCACGGGGAGGCGGGTCGTGATATCGACGAGCCCCTGATTTGTGAGGTTGCGGATCGTGTCAGCGTAATCCGGGACGATCTCGCCCAGATTGGTACTCTCCACCGCCGCGGTGTTCTTCAACTGACCGCGAGCCAGCCTCTCCGCAAATTGAGTGTATGTCACCATGTTGGAACCTCTTCCTTTCGTCAGGGCGTATATGTGCCGAGGTCACTATCGTCGACAGGATCGTCTTGATTGCTCTGGCCCCAGATATGAGTATCTCGTTGCTCGGTCTCTTCGGCGGCTTCAAGAGGTTCGTTGGGTTTCCACGGATACATGTATTGAAGCATGGAAACCGTGTCAATACAATCATCCTTCCCCTTGATGCCATCCTTGGTGGCCAGAGCGATCTGCTCGATGAATATTCCGAACATCCTCGTATCTTTAAGTTCGGAAGCGAAAGCAATTTTACCGGCCTTGAAGAGAGGAACCACGAGATTGAACCGAGTCAATTTGTCCGTGGCCGGCCGGATACCGGGGTTCCCGTTCTGAGTTGTCAGGTTGAAGTAGGTCTCCCGATAATCCATCTCAGCCATGAGCCAGGCAATAAACCCTTGCTGCTGGCCAGTAATCTCCACACCCACGCCTTGGGGCGCATACTCATCAACCAACCTGAACAGGTCGTTTACGGTGACATCCATGGTCTGCCGCTCGCAGACCCCATCCACCAGAGTCCACTTGCCCGTGTGGTCGTAGGCCCACACAGAGATGACTGAGTAGTCAGCCGTCTGCTTGGAAGAGGTGGCGAAATCCGTTGTGAAATAGAAGTTGTAGAGGTGCTTGTTGCGGAGGATCTTTGCCCTCTCCTCCCAGAGGATCTCTTTCTCCTTCACCAGTCGGGACTCGTCGGAGGTGATCCGGAGCATCAGCTCCTGCCGGAAGTTCTTGAGCTTGCCCTCCATCTTGGCCGAATCATACTGAGCCTTCACATACTCATACGTGAACCGATCCTCCCAGGCTCCCCGGAACTCTTCCTCACTACA